TCTTTGCCAAATCCATATTTCCATAATAAATCATCGCTTAATCCTTCAACAAATATTTGTAATTCGGTATTGTATTCAAACCATTCCCCACTACTACTAGCAGGTTTAAACATTTTGTGATAATTCCTTTCATCTTCTCTATTGCCTTCAATCAATCCAAGTACTTCTAATTTAACAGGGCAACTTACTTGTAATGTGCTTAATCTTAATTTAATTCTATCGGTATAGCCAATTTTTACATAATCGGTATGCTTTATAAAATATATCATAACTTTACTTTTTAGCAAATATAAGGAAAAAAGTAAAGCAATAGCTTTTTATTTGTAAATATTTAGCTTGACTAATTTACTTTATCCTTTAAAGTAACATAACAATATCTATATTTTACTTTGAGTAATTTTACTCAGTCGATTGAGTAATCGTTGCATTTTATACAACAGTTCATTTTTTACCTTTGTTCACGGGCGGTGAACACTATCAAAACTTGCAGAGTTTACATCTTTTGATAATAGGGTAGTATTATTACTACTTTGCGCCCATTTATATTCATTTGCACCTATTTTGTAACATTTTTACCTTTTATATGTTACAAGATATAACAAGCCCAATTTAAACAATTAACAAATTTTGTTACAAGTCCATATAAATCAGTAACATATATGCCTTAATAATGTTACAACAATTAACCGAATTACCACTGGCTATGTCACAATTTTAGAAATATTCATCCCACTAATTCGGATATTGCAGATAAGAAACAAAGTTCCCGTTTTGGTAACAAAATTAATTTAAAAATAGTTTTTTAATTTAAAATAATTAACTTAACTTTGTTAAAAATTATCAAAAATGGCAAGACACATTAACCCAGATTCAGTTTCTAGTAAGGTTTCTACGCTAGAAGTGAATGAGATTATTGAATTTACTAACCCATATACATCTATTGCTGTAATGATTTCAAATCTAAAAAGAAAAGAAGACCACAAAGACAAAATCTTTAAGATAAAAGTCATTGAAAACACAACACAAGTAATAAGAGTTAGATAGGCTTCAACTAAAAATCAAAATCCCCTATTGGTACGCAATTTCTACACTTAAGCTCTTTCATAAAAAAGAAAGGCAATTAATGATGAGATTGCTACCAATTTTTAAAAACACACAAATTGCTATGCACATCCAAGTAATCAATTATCAAAGAACATTTAATTTAGGAAATTACGCTTCAGAAAAGATTGGCGTAGAAGTGGCTATTAACGCCGGAGAAGATGCTAAAGAAGCACTAGAAACCGCTAAATTATTAGTGGAAGAATATCATAAAGAAAATGTAGCAAAACTAAAAGATTTAGGTTATTTCTATGAAGACCAAATTGAAGTAGAAACTATTCCAACCCAATCAAAGAAAACATTAACTGAAAAAACTAAAGAATTTATAGATGCTTGTAAAACAAGAGCAGAGCTAAAGTCTTGGGAGCTGATGTCAAAAAGCAATCCGGAATTACTAGAACATTATAACAAAAAATTAAAAAGCATAAAATAATGGAATTTTTTAACACACTTATCCATTGCAGTAGCATTGGTAAATTATTAACCGAACCTATATCAAAGGCAGATAAAGAATCTGGCGAACTTTCTAAAACAGCAAAGACGCATTTGATAGAAGTGTATGCTAATAAAAAATACGGGTTTAAAAAAGAGATTGATAACAAATACACAGACAAAGGCAATACAGTAGAACCGGAAGCAATAGATATGTTATCACTTACAATAAAAAGACCGTTAAGTAAAAATACTGAAGTATTTAGTAATGATTTTTTTATAGGTACTCCTGATGTTATTGACGAAATAGTATATGATACAAAGTCAAGCTGGGATTGGATTACATTCCTTTCAAACATACCTGATAAATTAGATTCAACATACGAGGCACAAGTAAACGGATATATGGATTTATTAGGATTAGAAAAAGCTTGCGTTGCTTATTGCTTGATTGACACCCCGGAGCATATTAGAAATTCTGCAAAGTTTTCTTTATTAAGAAAGATGGATGTTATTAGTGAAGAGTCACCTGAATTTATAAAAGAATGGAATGAGAAAGAAAAGAACATGATATTCTCCAATGCTCCATTAGAAGAAAGAGTGCTTTTATTCCCAGTTTACAGAAACGAAGAATTGATTGAGAAGGCAAAGGCAAAAGTTCTCAAAGCAAGAACATTTTTACAAGAACTAGAATACAAGCATTTAAACTTTAATAAATGAACGGAGCAAATATAGTAAGTGCTATTCAGCATCTAAAAATGGCAAAAGAACATTACGATGACTTTATTAGACAATACCCTGAATCAGGTGGTGCAAGGTTATTCTTAAGCCATGTAAATAAAATTAATTGGATATTCAAGGATACCATAACCCATCCGCATATAACACAATCGGTCAGAGATGGTATAAAGAAGGAGATTTTAAGCGATGTCTTTGCAGTACCCGCCATTAACGAGAAAGTCGCCCTATTAAGCCCGGAACAGCGAGAAATCATAGAGGAAACAATAGACGCTATGCTTGCCGGAGAAGAGGTTGAAATAATAGACACAGGGGGAAAACCACTTATTGATATAATTGATACTAAAAATGAGCCAAATATATTAGGAAATTTGTAATTTAGCATTATGAAAGGAAAATTAAACAAATTAGGAGTTGCAAATAGCCTTTGGAATAACATCCGTGCTAGCAAGGGAAGCGGTAAAAAGCCAACACCAGAAATGCTTGAGCAAGAAAAGAAGATTAAAGCAAAAGAAAAAAAGTAATGCGCAAGACACCAGCTTGGACAAGGGCAGAAGGCAAAAATCCGAAAGGAGGACTGAATGAAAAAGGCAGAGCATCGTATAATGCCGAAACCGGAGGTAACTTAAAAGCCCCCGTAAAGTCAGGTGTCAATCCACGCAGGGTTTCTTTTGCCGCAAGATTTGCCGGAATGAAAGGAGCAATGAAAAAACCAAATGGTGAACCTACAAGGAAGGCATTAGCATTAAAAGCGTGGGGATTTAGTTCAATCGCACAAGCAAGAATGTTTGCAAATAGACATAAAAAATCTTAAATGGCAGAGTTAGACGCAATATCAGAAACAATTCATAGCCAAAACGAAGGTAATCCAATAATGGATTTTCTTAAAAAAGTATTTAGTGTTACGCCCGCAGCCACTCCAGCAAAGAAAGGACTTGTAATGCCAAGAGATTACGAACTAAAAGATAATAGAAAAGTAAGCGCCACAACGGGTAAAGCAATAAACCCAAATAGAGATTTGGTAAGCGGTAAATACCCTTCAAAAGATATATACGGCATAGTAAAAGCAGCTAAAAGATACAATTTAGACCCGTATGATTTACTATCAGTATCACTTCAAGAAACAGGTTTAAATAAAAAAGGAGAAGGATTAGGACAAATAAAAATGTCTGATAATGAAATAATAAACGATACTCCAACAAAGATGGATACAGAAGAAGAAGGAGTTAGAGATGAATACGATATGTTTGCTAGGGCGTATATGTCAAAGATGAAATACGCAGATAGACTTGGAATAAAAGACCCTGCAACAAGGATGCAAACATACAATGGTTTAGGTAAGATTACACCCAACACAGAAAAAGGATACCACGGTTTTGCAATGCAAAGCATATACGGAGTTCCATTACCAAAAGAAGGTATTGACATGAGGAAAAATCCATTATACGGTAAAAGGGTTTTGGATTTGAGAGATAATGTTTTAAGAAAGGACGAACAATTAGCCAATTACATAAAGAATATCAGATAAAAGTGTTCAATTTCTTATGCAAAGCCTCCCCTAAAAAGGAGGTTTTTTTGTTAAATGTTATAACATGATGTAACTTGCATCAAAATGAATCACTATGAAGCGTACAACAATCTATTTAAATCCAGAAACTTACGAAAAACTTGCAAAGTTAGCTGAAAGAAAAAAATGGTCAATAACAAAGACTGTGGAATTTATTTTATTAAAAGCAGTAAAAGATAGGACTAATGCAAAAGAAAATAATACTTAATATAACCCCTCAAACCCACGTTAGGGCAACTCAAGGTGATTCCATATTCTTTAGAATCCCAAGAGAAAAACTACGCCCATCCGGTTTAAGTAGATTACTCCGCCTAGAGAAATACAACAAATACAAAATTGACCTTCTAGCTGAAGCCAAAGCCAAACAATTTATCCTTCCACCAATAGGAGCTTCCATAACTTTTTTTATTCCAGTACCACCTTCTTGGTCAAAGAAAAAAAAGAAATTACATCACGGCAGATTCCACCAATCCAAACCTGACATAGACA